CATACGAGATACATCGGTGACTGGAGTTCAGACGTGTGCTCTTCCGATCTCTTTCAGAACCGTCAGAACGGACCATTCAGCCTCGACACTATCGACCGAGTTCAAAACGCTATCGCAAATCACGTAGTCGTAACGCCCTCGCGTTTTTAAGTCGTCCACCAGCGTATCAATCATTCGGTTTGTTGCAGCCCTATCCAGAGTGTTTCCAGCGCCCTTACGGCGGAAAAGCTCGAGATCATGCAGGTTATATCCCTTTGCCCTGAGCATTCGCGCGTAGTCTCCCTGCCCCGAACCAAAATCAATTCCTCTTGGCGTCTTGGCAATGATCGGGAGGATCAACGACTCATACAGATTTGATTTCAGGCTGCCACCATTACGCAACCGCATAAGCTGCGCATACGTCTGGATGTATGTTGTTTTCTCCAGATGAGAATACTCAAATACACCATAAGTTTTATTCAGATAACTTTGGTATTTTTCCTTCTCAACATCAGGGATCACAAACACCGTTAGCGGTGTGCGCGTCATTTTCGCTGCTAATGCATACTGAGCACAGTGAATAACCTCACCAGACTGAGTAGCAACACAACCACCCCACGGACCATACTTGATAACCAGTTCCGCTATGTTCTTTCGAACATATGCCATTTTCGCGCGCATATTGCCTGAGATCTGGCTTGCCGATACCTGAACAAAACCATGCTTATCTTCCAGACCGGACACCCTGCAACGCTCATCTCCGCTATCAAAATCCGTTCCGTTATGCAGTTGGTTAAACCGTACTTCGTCGTATACCGTCGTTTCACAGGGCAACACATACACCGCAGCACGCGTTATTCCCAATTTACGTAGCGCCTTCGTCCTTTGGTGTCCCGCCACCAGCAAATCGCCGCGCACTATCAATGGCTTCACAAGCCCCAGCTCCCTGACGCTTTCCGCCAGCCTCGCAAGATCATCCTCACCGATAAAACGCGGGTTATATTCCGCGCCGCGTAGGTGCGTTATGTCGTAATTGAGGTGAAGCATCAGCACACCTCCCCAGCCAGCAATGCGGATACAAATCCGATATAGCTGCCATTATCATCAACATAACGAGACACCGCGCAGTCAAAACGATCCGCTTCCTCATCCGTTGCCGGGATTTTATGACCTCCAAATGACAGGTACTGAACTTTTACGCCTGATTTGGCCTCATCCTTCTCAAATGGGATATCCATACCTTCTGTGTCATCGTAGACCGCCACACTCAATAAGTTATCCAGTTCGCGCTGAGTAAAACCAATTGAGTCCAGAGCAAAATCATCGGCCGCAAGATCTGCAAGCTCCGCGCTTAACAACTCTTCATCCCAACCAGCATTCAGCGGAATACGGTTGTCGGCCAGACGATATGCCTTCTTCTGATTCTCCGTTAGCCCAGCCAGAACAATGCAGGGAACATCATCCATCCCCAACTGAGTGGCCGCAGCAATTCGACCATGACCAGCAATTACAACGTTGTTCTCGTCTATCAGGATCGGATTAGTCCATCCGTACTCCTGTATGCTGGCAACAATCTGATCTACCTGCTCCACGGAGTGTGTGCGAGCGTTCTTTTCATAACCAATCAACACAGAAAGTGGTAAAGAAACCACATTAAGTTGTTTTGTCATGCCGTTTATCCGCTAAAATCCCCTCGCTTGTGCAAGCAAGTGGGCCTCGGTTTGTATCCACGGCACCCTGTGGGTATGAATGACTGTCGTCAGGTCGCAACTGACGGCGGTCGCCCACCTTCCAGTAATAAAAAAGCCACCAGCATTAACTCCACAATGAGCTGGAGTTAATGAGGCAGCTTTGGTTTGCGCATTATCGCAGCCCCTGATAAGCACAAGAGCTGCTGTAATGCGTTACTCTGGTATCAAACAGATGTGGCCGTTATTTACCTCAATGCGAGAGTATCTCGGCTTACCATCCACGATTCCGGTAATGACAAGTTCGCCATCAGGCGACCATTCTTCTTTGTCGTCTTCAAGTACCGCGCCTTCTGGCAGATCAATACAGGCAAAAACAGGACAGCCAGGATGACGTTTATCCTCCATCGCAATCAGCATCGACTCACCGAACCACTCTGTAGTAGCACGGCCATCAGCCGCCTGATAGTGAATCAGATACTGGTTTTCGCCATTTGCATACTGAGCACGGGCTTGAACTTCTCCCCATTCGTCACTGATACGCATTGTTACCAGTTGGGATAATTCAAACTTAAACGGAACAGACTCTGCACCAATAGATATCGGTGAGTTTTCTCGCTGCTCTGGACCTTCACGCTTCACAATTTGAACATCTTTGACGAGCCAATCACCTGTGTTATCTACTTTTCGATACTCATCGGTATCAGGTAACTCAATAACACTCATCCCATCCGGGCAAAGCAACGATACATCTTTCGAAACACTGCGGATAATGCCGTTATTGTCATACATCATCTTTAAAGTGTGAGGCTGAAATTTCTTCTGCTCCTCATACCAATTTCTTCCGTCTTCAGTAAAAAGCGGTAGCACATCTGGATGTTTGCCGCGGGGATCAATAAGCGGCGCACTGATATTTTTTAAATGCATCATATAAATAACCCTACATCTATCTCATTGACTTGAATGAAACGCACCCTGACCGCAATTGCTCCCGCTTACGCCGAAAAGCTCTCTGCGCCACTAAGATGCGCCACAGGACACCAGCAATAACCACCAGCGAGATACAAAAACACACGGCCACAACCATCAGAAAAATGCCAACACCATTCATGAAACTATCCATTCTTCAATGAATATCTCCAGTAATGTCAAGAGATACGCCGTCCCCAGCGCGGTTCCTACCGATATAGCTAAAACAAACCTCAAAGATAACGAGGTGTCTTTCGCTTTTCTCCAGACGTAAGCGCCAGCCAGAAATACCAACAAATCTCTTATTGGAAGCGGAAACCAGAACAAATCACTCGGCAAGTCCACGGTTATATCCTTCCATTCATTTTTATCGGATGACCAGATAGCCTTACGCAGTTGAGCTGTAAAGCTCCGGTATCAACTAAATAATCAACTAACATGATTAGAGATTCATATTCAGCCAGATAGCTAACCTGACGCATTCGACCGCCGTTGTTCTCCAGAATGTCGGCCACCTTTGCAGCCAACTCGCTTAGACAGGAGAACTTATTCCCATATATCGTTTTATACTCGCGCTTCTGGCATTCTTCGGCTTGCGGCTGGTTATCGAGAGCTATCAGCGACCGATAACTATCAAGGAAGTCCACAATCTCATTCAGGCACTCTTTGGCTGCCTCATCGTGACTTTTTCCGTATGCTTCATGGAGGACTTTCATCCTCATCATTGCTCCGTCACACATAATCGAAAGCGCGTAAAGCACATCACTAATCGCCATTTCTTTTTTGGTGCTTGTCGAAGGCATCCCATGTTCTCCTTTGTCTGGATGTAAAAAAGCCCCGGCAATTGCCGAGGCTCGTTGTTCGTTATCGTTACGGTTTAATGCTCGCGTCGTCCGGCGACAACTTCGGATTTGTATTTCAGGTCGCCCAGCAAGAATTGCAGTTTAAGCATCTTTGCCGCCGTGTAGTTCCCTGATTCCACAACCTCTTTCATGAGGTCATAAACGGCCGCTACATCATCAGCCAGGAACTCTTTGCGTTGCTGCTCAGTCGCACGTTTGAAGGAAATACGCATCACTCATCATCTCCTGCCGCACATACAACCTCACAAAAAACATCAGCGGAATGTTTCTCCTTGAACGAATGACGCTCAAAACCGCACTCAATATCAGGCGCAAAAACATCCACCACATACGGTCTTTCAGAATGTTTGTTTTCCCAACGATAAACCGTAGTGACGTTGAAATGTTTTAACGCTTCACGGAACTCAACGCTGCCAGTCAGGTTTTTTGAGGTCAGGTATTGCAGGAGGTTTTTTACTACTTCACGGTCTTGTACTTTCATCGGGTTATCTCCGGTTTAACCAGGGCGGGTATCGCTCGGTTTCGGTTATAACCTTAGGAAATTTTTTCCCACCTGTAAAGCACTTTTTATATAAATCTATAATTATATAATTCTATGACACTTGCCAGAGAGCATCATGCAACTGGATACCTCCGTTGCACTGGTTGCCCCAGCCATGCCAGCCATCAGGTAAATCACCGCGAGCAAACAGCTCAATACGAGGAACATCACCTAACAGTCTTACCAGCTTGTCACGAACCACATCAGGCTTCCGTGAATGTTCCAGACGAGGCGATGTAAACGACTGAATGATCCCCGCATCAAGGCGAGTCGGCAGTTTGCCTTTTACCGCAAACAAGCAATCTTCACTGTTCGCACGAGTCATATGCCCCATCCCCATCACCAGCTTATCTGGCTGTCGGCTACCACATTTGTTCCATGTGAAGCCCTTCATGGTCATCAGCCTGAATCCCCATGCTTTCACCACCAGCAACGCTTCTTCTGGCTGAGTCGGAACCCACCACATGGCCAACAAACACGATTCAGGATTAGCAAGCTGCCAGACAGGAATACGAGCAATCTCCTCAGCTTTCATCGTTGGATACTTAAAACCAGCTCCACGATTCCCATCCTTACACTTGTCTTTGTATTCCCAGGGGGGATCTGCATAAATCAGATTAAACAATGCAATTGCCTCCATGTTAGTTGTGCCTCCGGCGCTTATCTCCGGCAGTCATAACGCTGGCCAGCTCTACAGCAAACACAACGAAAAGGGCACTAACCAGACTGATTAATGCCCTTGCCTGTTGTGTGCCGGATATCGCCAGACAACGCTGTTTTGGTAACACGGCTACAGTTCCGCGCCGCTCCAGCTTTTACCCCTTTGCGGATAACAGGCCCTGCCTGTAACTTAGCCCCACGTTCGCCCGAAATGCGCACCAGGCACGCATAAAGATGAGCACGAAGGAAGTAACTCCACCGCGCTTATCTTTATGTGTGAGAGTGAATTGGTGGCCCCTACCGGATTTGAACCGATGACCGTGCGATTATGAGTCGCCTGCTCTAACCACTGAGCTAAGGGGCCATATTTGATCTGTTTGTCTGATGTGGCG